AGAGTTTGAAGCAGATACTCTTCAAACCAAAATACACGACGCCAAGCCCGAAGTTTCGATAGCCACTTAAGCGCTATCAAAAATCATACATTTCCACAGGGATACCTTGCGCTATACGCAAATCTGCGTTATAGATTAATTACTATACAATTATTAATTAGATATAGACGCGTATAGTCGACGGCCTAGAGACTATATCTTATAAACTAGGAGGATTATAATTATGGCAAATACAACGTTTCAAGGACCAGTAATATCCAAAAAAGGATTTTACAATACAGGTCCAGCTAACGTTATAGATGCTGACTCAAGTACATCATTAACAGTTGCTACCCATGCGGGTAGAATTGTACATAATGATGCGGCTGGAGCAGTGACTTATACGTTACCTGCGGTTAATGCAACTGCTGATTCTGGTATTGCAGGACCAGGACCAAGCTTAGATAATCTAAGTAATGTTGGTGCAACTTTTACTATTATCAGTTCGATTACGAAAACTGGAGATTTAATTGTACAAGTGGCGAATTCAACTGACGTTATGACTGGAATGGCAACCATAGTTGACACAGACTCAAGTGACAATATGGAAGGTTTCATGACAGTAGCAGCATCAGACACTATTACCTTAAATGGTACTACATCTGGTGGTACTACGCACGCTACAATAGTGTGCACTGTTTTAGCTACAGGTCTATGGTCGGTTTCCGTCAATACTGGAGGATCAGTAAATTTAGTTACACCATTTAGTGCAGCGGTTTAATAAATAAAATGTGAGCTCCTTTGGGAGCTCACAACTAAGGAGATAAATTATGGCAGGCGGCGGATCATTTACAAGTGACCAAACAACCTTAAATATGGCAACAATTGCTGCTGATACTCTTTCAAGAGCAGGCAGAGCTAGAGTTACTTCTATTCAAGGTGAAGGAATAGCTGGTGCAACTTTACTTTTGTATGATGCAGCCACAGCAGGAGCTGCTGATGCAGCAAATTTAAAAGTTACTTATAACTATAATACTGAAGGACTAGCAGTTTACGTTCCAGGTTCAGGTATTTTATTTAAAAACGGGATTGTTTACAATTTAGCTGGAGCAAATGGAAGCGTTACTGTAACAATCACTGGCGCCTAGGGGGTAGAACGTGGCTAACGTTACTTCAGGTGCTTATACTTTCGACAAGACTCTTTCAATTGACGAAATAATTGAAGATGCTTACGAAAGAATAGGTTTACAAAATGTTTCTGGTTATCAATTAAGAACTGCCAAAAGATCATTAAATATTTTATTTCAAGAATGGGGTAATAGAGGACTTCATTATTGGGAAGTTGAAAATCAAAATGTTCCCTTAGTTGCTGATCAAACTACTTATACTTTTTATCGTACCGCTGCTGATGGTACTTCAGACGGTATTAATACTACTTTAACAGCAGGAATTAATGCAACTGTTACAGATATTCCAGTAACTGCTGTTGCAGGAATGCCTACTGCAGGAACTATTATTATTAATTCTGAAGAAATGACTTATTCCGGAATATCTACTTTAAATTTAACAGGAGCTGTTAGAGGGGTTAATGGCACAACTGCAGCAACACATAGTTCAAGTGATGCTGTTTTACAGTTTATAAGAGGAGTGGATGATGTATTAGAGGCAAATTATAGAGTAGCTTCTACTAGTATTGATACTCCAATGACTCAGATTAATAGATCTCAGTACCAAGCCTTTTCTAATAAAACTGCTACGGGTTTGCCTACGCAATATTGGGTCCAAAGATTCATAGATAAAGTTACTATGACTTTCTATTTAACGCCCGGGAGTTCTCAAGCGGGTAATTATATTAATTTTTATTATGTAAAAAGAATTCAAGATGTTGGGGATGGGTATACAAACGCCTCTAATGTTCCGTATAGATTTGTGCCATCAATGATTTCTGGTTTAGCATTTTTTTTAGCACAGAAAAATCCAATGGCACCACAAAAAGTACAAGAAATGAAACTGTTATATGAAGATGAATTAGCTAGAGCTTTGTCAGAAGACGGAGCTTCAACTAGTACTTATATAGCACCTAAAATTTATTACCCAGGAACATAATGACTTCATTCGCTCAAGGTAAATACGCATTAATGATTTCAGATAGATCTGGACAAGCATTTCCGTATAATGAAATGGTAAGAGAGTGGAATGGAGCCTGGGTTCATCATTCTGAATTTGAACCTAAACAACCTCAACTTCAACCTAAGCCTACAAGTGCTGATCCACAAGCTTTGCAACATGCAAGACCAGCAAGAACAGCTTTACCTACTCCATCACCATTGGACACTGTTCCTTTTTCAACTGCCGGAACAACCACTTTAACTGTCAATGAAGATAGGCACCAAAGAAAAGATGGGGATGCGGTAAGATTTTATCAAGTCAAGGAACCTGTTGGCGGAGTATCTGTTGCTGCATTAGAACTGAATACAACTTTAAATGGAGACATTACTTCTACAGCTACAACAATTACTTTAACCGATGCATCAGAATTTCCTACAAGTGGGTATATTGTGATTGAAAAAATAGATAGTACGACAGGAGCTATTGTAAGTGAAACTATTGAATATACCGGTAAGTCTACTAATGATTTAACTGGCTGTACTAGAGGAACCGCGGCCCCTTCTTATGGAGCCACTCCAATAAGTACCACAGCAGATTCACATTCTTCAGGTGCAAAAATTTATGGATCGTATATAATAACTATTGTAGAAACATCATTTACAAATGATGCTAATAGCACGGAAACTTATAGTAATAGTTTTACTTGTACATTAGTTAATGCTGCAACAAGTACAGCAACAGGAGGAGGCTTTTTCGTTTTCGGCGGACCCGTAAACGATAGACCGTAATGATTAAATATTTAAAATTTTTATGGAAGAAATGTTTTGGTAGTATAGGATATTCTAGGATTAAAGAAGTAAGACATACCTCAGCTGCTATACCGGTAGTAATACTTAAACCGGAACACTGTGACAAACACAGTAGATTTAAAAAAAGTTGTTTCAATTGTCAGGAGATCATTAAATAATGGCTGGATATACACTCTCAGCATTAGAAGCTGACATTAGAAGTTATACTGAAGTAAGTAGTACTGTTTTAACTGGTGCTATTATAAGCAGATTTTTAGAAAACGCTGAACAACGAATTTGGTTAGATGTTCCTATTGATGCATACCGAAAAGTTTCTGAAGGAGGTCTAGCCACTGATAATAATACAATCAATGTCCCAGCGGGATGTGTTTTTGTAAGAGGTGTAGAAGTTTTTAATAGTACGGCTAATACCGAAGGTAAAGGAACATGGCTTATTAAAAAAGACCAGACTTATTTAGAAGAATTTGTAAATAGATTAACTGGGCCAGAAGGAGATAAAACGGCGCAGGATGTTACAGGATTGCCTAAATATTATGCAATGTTTGGCGGAGCTACTGGAGTAACTGATACAACTTCTGGAGGGCTTTATATAGCCCCGACTCCTGATGCAGCTTATAAATATAGAATTTATTATGACCTTTTGCCAACAGGATTAGAGACTAATACTTCTGGGACTTATGTCAGCCGTTATTTCCCTCAAGGGCTATTATATGCTACTTTAGTAGAAGCTTATGGATTTTTAAAAGGTCCTATGGATATGTTGACATTATACGAGAATAAATATAAACAAGAGGTATCAAAATTTGCGGGTGTACAAATTGGTAGAAGAAGAAGAGACGATTATACAGATGGTACTGTTCGGATCCCTATCAAATCACCCAACCCGTAATTAGGAGATTTTTATGGCAATAGCATCGGAAATTTGTAACAGTTTCAAAGAAGAAATTTTACAAGGAGGACATTGTTTAAATGCCTCTGGAAGTACGGCGGCAGGAAATACTATTAAATGTGCTCTTTATTCAAGCAACTCAGCAGTCTTAAGTAAATCAACAACTCAATGGACGGTGGCAACTACTCCGAGCGCTGATCCGACTTCAACTTACGAAGTTACAACAACAAGTTCTGGGTATTCAAGTGGAGGAAGTGCTTTAACAAATATTGATGTCACTCTAGATAGTGATACAGCAGTTTGTGATTTTAGTAATGAAAGTTGGACATCGGCTAGTTTTACAGCTAGAGGATTATTACTTTATAATACTACTGCTATTACAGGATTTACAACTAATCGATCAATTCTTGCTATTAATTTCGGTGGTGATAAAACTGTAACAAGTGGAACTTTCACTATAGAATTTCCTTCAGCAGCCGCATCCACAGCTATTATACAGCTAACATAAGGAGTTCTTCCTTATGGCTAATACTTGGAATCAAGCCTTAACAACCTGGGGTCAGAATCAATGGGGTGAACAAACTCAAGTTGATGTCTCTGTAACAGGTCTTTCAGCAACTTCATCACTTGGAACTGTAGTCGCTTATCCTGAACAAGGATGGGGAAGTGATTATTGGGGAATTGAAAATTGGGGCGAGTCCGCAATAACGGTTCCTGTTACAGGAATATCAGCCGCTTCAACTTTAGGAACACTTACTACTACTCAACTTACAGTTGCTAGTTTAACAGGTATTTCCTTAACCGCTTCTGACGGTACTCCAGTCGCAAGATCAGATGTTTCTTTTGCTCTTACAGGAATATCAGCTACTCTTTCTGATGGGTCGTTGAATATAGAAATTGGTGTGCCTCTCACAGGGCTTTCACTAACCGCTTCTGATGGAGCGCCAACTATAAGATCTTATAATACAACTGTTCTAACTGGAATTTCTGCAGAGTCTTCGGTGGGAGATCCCAATATTACTTCAAATCCAGTGGTTCAACCAACTGGACTTTCAGCAACTTCTTCTCTTGGATCGATAGTTACAGAAATCGGCGTACCGCTCACTGGAGTTTCAGCTACATCTTCAATAGGAAG